TGACCATTTTTTTAATAATTTTTAAAATGAATTGTCCTTTAACCTTTTCCTTTTCAATAAAGGTAAAGTTGTCCAGCATGAGTTTATATTGTTTTTCAACATCACCAATTTTCATTTTACCTGTTAAAATATTTTGAAAGTATTGATGAACTGCTGTGCCAGATTTGAATGAGATAGAGGGAAATTCAGGTTTGAAATTTAGATGGAGAGATAAAGGATATTTAATGAACCACATCCAATTACTCAATGCCGTTTGAGAGGGAGAGGTATTAACCTTTTTAAAATCTCCTTGCATAAACGCAAGGTCAGTAAATCTATCAAGTTCACTCATTGACAACATATTTACTATCAATAATTAGTAAAGTCAAACATTGATTAATATATTTTTATGGGGTAAAAACCTTAAATGCTCCCAGATGCCATTTACTACAAAAGAGAGAAAATCAAGATAAGGTGGATGGGCAGAAAGGAATCACAAGACCTAGATTGTGTAGGTATGTTCGTACCAGCCGATAATGAAATTTTAATCTATAAAAATCAGTCCATGAAAAATGTCCTCATAACCTTTCTACATGAGCTTTACCACCTGTTGTGTACAAAAGACAATATTAATGTAGGCAAATGTGGCGAAGAAAAGTTAGTAGATAAATTAAGTGAGAGTTTTGTTAGATTATTAATCCACAATCCCAAGTTGTTAGGAGTTTTTCAAAAGTTTTTAAAATGAATAAGATTACTTTAAAGTGGGAGGAGATTTTGGCTGGTGCAACGACTGGTTTAACTAGAGAAATTGAAAGCCTACGACAAGGGATCGCATGGGGACACAACGCAAACTTCAACCAATATGAGAAATGGGGAATGACTATTAGTGGTGCGTTAGCGGAAATGAGTTTGGCTAAAATGTGTGAAACTTATTTCAGCCATAGTGTTAATAATTTTCATGGATCAGATTTAACTATCAATGGCAAATCAGTTCAGGTGCGTTCACAATTAATGTCAAAAAAAACACACAATTTAATCGTAAGACAAAATAAAAAAAAGGAGGATTATTATTTTTTAATGCTGGATAATTTTCCAGAATATATTTGTCTTGGTTATGTAGCTCCTCAAAATGTGGAGAGAATAGGGCAATGGACAAATTTTGGACACAATTCAAGACCCTATGTTTGGTCGATAGAAAAGGATAAACTAACCCCTTTAGAAAAATTTAAATATGAAAGATAAAATTAACATTAAAATGTTCAAGCCTTTTGGCTCAACAATTTCCGAACAAACTTTACCTGACAATTTAGTTAAGGATTTTTTAGCCGACCTTAAAATGATTAGGGGTTTATCTCCTGAAGAAAGACAACGATATTCATTTGCTCATAAATTAGTTGGCAGCGTTGATTCAGAATATATGGTTACGCCAGAAGTTTTATTAAAATATAAACATTCTTTCTTTGATGTTTGCATTACTGAATATTGCCAAACTTTGTATCCTGATTTTAAAGTTCAAAGAATTGTGATAAATTCATGTTGGTATGTAGTGCAGAAAATAAATCAATTCAATTCAATTCATCAACATACAAACCATACCGCCTTTGAACAAGACCACCCACAAATTTCATGCGTTGGCTACTTACAGATTCCAAAGATGATTCCTTTAGAATGTGCTAAACCCCACCATGATGTAAGCGGTTCATTGGAATTTTTTGAAGGATCAGAAAATTACTTTTCCTATTCCTCATATCGAAAAAATCCAGTTGAAAAAATGTACTTAATTTTTCCAAGTCATCTTGCTCATTTTGTTGCACCTATGAATAGTCCTGATCCTGATGCTGAACGGATTAGTTTTAGCTTTAATGCGGTTGTAAAATTTAAAAAGGATTAATGGGTATAAGAAATGGAAAAAAGATAATGTCAGATAAACTTAAAATATGTCTTCGGAGCAAACAATTTTACCAAATGATGTATGCTCATGACTTTATTTATGGATACATTGACCAAGTTGATAATGAAAAACTTAGTAAACTTTGTATTGAAAATTATGGGAAGAGAAAGGATGAAGATAAAAGAAATAGCCAATCCGAAGATATAATTATACCTTTAGAAAAAGAAATTAAAGAGATAGCTGAACAAATGGGTCTTGCTTATAAAAATAAGTTTGGTATCCCCTTAAAAATGACGGAAGGAGAAGGGAATCATTGGGGTCAAGTTCATTATGAAAAAGAAAGCACACAGTTTCATACTCACCTAAATCCAAACGGAGGAGGATCTGACATCTCTGGAGTTTATTATGTTAAAGTTCCAAAGGACAGTGGAGATTTAATTATGAAATATAAAAAACATGAGTTTGATGAAAGTAAATGGTACTTTCCTCCTGAAGAAAATAAATTTATTTTATTTTCTGCTGGTCTTGAACATGCTGTTTCCCCTAACCAGAGTAAAGAGCCTAGAGTAATTATCTCTATAAATTTTAACTATCATAATGATAAAAATGTGTAGCCTGTGTGGAATTTACGATAGCCAATGGAAAAGGAAACTAAAATGATCTGGCTTTTACTCCTTATTATAATTTGTGGCTATCTAATTGCCATGAGAAAAGAAATTATTATTTATTTTAAAATGTTATGGGAAAAACTAAAGGCTTTCTAAAAGTTGAGCATGAATTACTAGACAACACAGTTCTTAAACCTGTTGAGAAATGCCTGTTAATGCTCCTTAGAAGGCTCAGGACTGCTCCTCATGGTTGTTGCCCTAGTCATGCCTACCTAAAAAAGAGATTAGCCATTAAACACAGAAAAACCTTGCTTAAACATTTAGACCGCTTGGCTATGTTTGGGTATATTTGTTGGCGGAATAGAGGCAAGAATTTGACTAACCAGTATTTATTCAGGGATGATCCTGATTTTGAAAGAAGTTATCTGAACAATCTGAAGTTGCGTTCCATTATGAGTAGAAAGCAAAAGGAAAAATACCATCAAAGGTTGTTGCAACAAGGGGTTGAAAGTAGGAAAGTTAAGCTAATTAAATAGCCCTTTTACAAAGGAATATTGGTTGGTGTTCTTATTGTTTATTTAGATACTTGACCTTTTTGTTATATTTTCTTACAAATGTATTGGCAAGTTTCATTTTAGTTTGCCATCTACTTATAAGTTTTTGGTAATGGTCTAATTTCTTTTGTCGCTTTTCTTCTTTAGATAAGATAACGACTTTAGGTTTTAGACCACCATCTAACCACCCACTTGAAATTACAAATTGAGACATCTCAAATTCAATTTCAGCTTGTTGGAATGAGTGATTAAATCTTCTGTTAGGAAACCTTTTCCAATAAACCCAATGGCTTATTTCATGGACAAGGTCTCTCCAACCTTTTCTTAAAGTTGAGGGATCGCCTGATAAACAAATCCAAGTTTTTCTTACCCTTTTATAAAAAGGATATGTACTTTTCATTGCCGACATCCCAACAGGCATAAATCTTTTTGCTCCGAACTTTTTAATCAAAAGATTTTTTGCTTTTCCTGCTTCAACTCTAGTGATGTATGGAACTTTAACATCTTTCCATAAATTATTTACAGATTGATATTTCAGTTTCATTTTTTCTTGGTAGTCATTCATAAAGACTCCTATTCCAAGAACTTAATCAACCAATATTCACAATGTAAAAGAGCTAAGTATTAAAGACTACAATTCTTAATACTAAACCTAGTATATCATAATCGCATAGGTTGTATTGAGATTTGGGAAGATTTAGCTTAAATGAGATAGAGTTATCAAGGATAAATTATTTTGTGCCATTGCTTTGTACTTTGAATGTTCCTTTGACTTTGTTGAATAGTAGAGGACTTTTAAAAAAATAAGCATTGATATTGTTTTGTAATATAATGTTACTTTGGTCTTTTTTGCTAATTGTGTCTAAATTGTGTTCTGCAAATTTTCGCCCACAATTTAGGAATGGTTTAAGAAGTTAAATTAGTAAGCAATAGCTTAATAATAGTGCTGGGGTATATATATATATGAAAACAATTAAACTAACAAAGTTACAGCTGAAAATATTAAGACATGCTTTTGGTAGTCATAGTGAAGCACTTTCTAGTTGTGAAACTGAAGAAGATTATAAACTGTATTTTCATTGTAGTTCAAAAATAGCAAGTAAGGTTTTAAATAGGATAGAGAAAAAATTATTCTAATTAGGATATGTCTTGTTAGTCTTTTACTAGAACATTTTAAGTCCATTTAGGGAATGATTGGCAATGATGGGATCATCCTGTTAATAACTTAAAAGG